TTCTCCAAGAACGTCGGAGCGGCCAAGGAAAAAAATGAAGTCGCTCAGGCAGAGGGGAAACTCGGCACTGATATATTTAGTAAATTAGGCTATACGCTTGAACAGATTCAAGGTAAGAATACCGTTGAAGTGTTCAAGATGATACAGGAACGTCTAAGAGGCATGAAGGACGGGGCTGAAAAGACTCGTGTCGAAATGGAACTCTTTGGGCGTACTGGCTATCAAATGCACGCCATGCTCAACATGTCCGCTGAACAGATGGACAAGGTGGCTGAACGTGCCAAGGCAATGGGGCTTATCATCGACGATGATACCGCAGCCAAATCTGCGAAGCTAAATCGGGAATTAAAGGATTTAGAGAATACAGGTAAGAGGCTTGCGGTATCCATCGGCCATGAGTTAGTTCCTGTGTTTAATGACTACGCAAAAGGCGTATTGGATGTAGCTAAAGAATTTGAGTCAATGACTGCTGAGCAAAAGGAAGCTATCGGCGGAATTGTTAAATTCGGTGCAGAAGCTGGGGCAGTAATCATAGTCATGAGGTCGCTAACCAGTGCACTCGGATTTATGCGATTGGCCACACTCGCCGCTGCAGGTCCTTGGGTAACATTAGCTACGGTAATCGGACTTGCTGGGAAAGCATTACTTGATTTTCGTTACAATGAAAAAACATCTGGCTCTTATATGGGTGTAGATGTTGATGGGAAGCGTATTCACAAGAATACGAACTCAACAACAGGCCTGTCTGACAAGTTTAGGGAATCACACGATACTCGATATTGGATTGAGGATAGTGCGTGGCTTGGGCTTGTAAAAAATGACCGCTTAGCTACAAAAGAAGAAGGCGCTAGAATCGATGCGGCTTTGAAGCAAAAAGAAGAGGCGGATGCTGCAAAAGCGAAACTCGATGAGGAACTCGCAAAAGCAAAAGAGGACCTTGCTAACGGTGGAGGCCTAACCAATACCGAGGCTATCAATAAGGCGAATGAAGAGGCAGCGAAAGCGGCCAAAGCCCAAGAACAGGCTGCGAAGAAAGCACAGCAAGCAGCCGAAAAGTTGACGAGTGCTGTAGAGCGTATGTCTGAATTATATCGGTCTCTTACTTTGCAGAGTCTGCAAATTGACGGCAGTCAATACGAAATTGATAAGCTAACAGCTAAAAACCAGTATGAAGCTAACAATAAGAATATTCGTGATATCATCCGTTCTGTTTCCGGATTGAGCGGAGGCGTTACTGGAGAAGCTGTGAGTGTACTAGATGCAGCCAATGAACAGCTCGGTAAAGCATACGAGTTAGGTGCTGATGGTACATGGGCAACTGACTGCGGCAAGCTGTTCTCAGACTCTGTATTGCAGGCATTTGGTAAGGACGTGCCTCGATATGTCCCATCAATCATGGAAGCAGCTAGATCCGCAGGTGCTTGGCATGATGCGGGAGATGGCTACATTCCTAAAGCCGGCGACGGTGTGGTTGTACTTGGCGATAATCATATTGTCATTAGTGATGGTGCAGGTGGCTATACTGGGGCTAACTCTAGTACAGGAGTGGTTGCTAAGCCGTCTGTTGAAGGTGACTTTGGGGCTATTACTGGTTATGTAGATACTAGCGTATTAGCCGGAGCTACATCGAGCGCCTCTACAGACACAGCAGGTAGCGCAGCAAATGCTAAGAAGCTCGCTGAGTCAAATCTAACTGCCCAAGTTAGAGCTAAGAACGAAGAGCTGTATCAAAAGCGATTAGCTGAGGCGCAACGTAATCAAACTATTCGTGTCCGTAAGATGAACGAGGATATTAAGAAACTCGATCTTGAACGTACCGGCGACCGCTTACAATTACTCAAAGCGGAAGCTGAAGCACAAAAGGCGCAGATTGACGATAACGTTCGTGAGTATACAAAAGCCGTAGGCGATAAGGAACTCGCTGAAAAGAAAGCTCAAGCAGAGCGACTAAAAGTGGCGTCTGATACTGAGCAGAAAATCAGAGAGTTGGCGTACACGCAAACGAGTGAAACCGTTGACCACTTAACCAATATGGTTGCGCTTGGTCGATTGTCTCGTAGTGATGCGGACGCACTACTTGCTGAAGAGTTAAAGACCTATATTGACTATGCACGGAGTGAAGTGAATGAGGCCCAGTTAACGGCTACTCAAAGGCTGCAGATTGAAAAGAACCTGTTAGAGTCCCAGCAGAAGCTATGGGAACTTGCCGGTCGCAGTCTGAAAACGAGCCTACAAGAAGCCGCTCGCCAGTATAAGCAAGAGACTACCAATTATGCTGATTTAGCAAAGTCTACTTTTGATAGTACGATGAGCTCTATCAATTCAGCATGGACAAATAATCTCGAGGCTATGGCAACAGGAACGAAGTCATTCAGTAAAGGCATTAAGGACATATTCAAGGATATGACGAACGCCATTATTAAGATGATGATTCAGTTGACGTTCCAACAATACGTCATGCCTAAGCTACAAGATTTATTTGGCAGAGCAGTAGGTGGCATCGGTTCACTAGGTGCTGCAAAAGGGACATCGTCCTTTGCCGGTGGTAGTTCGTTTAGTTCTGCATTTACAGGAAATCGATTCGCTGCCGGAGGAAAAACGAATCCAGGACTTATGTTAGTTGGTGAAAACGGGCCAGAACTATTACAATCATCGGGATCACATCGTATTTATACTGCAAGTGAAACACGTAGATTGATGGGCGGTACTACAAGTAACAACGTAGTTGTTAATATCGTTAATCAGTCTGGCCAAGAACTCGAAAGCAAGCAACAGAACTCTCGTTTTGATGGTGAGAATTATGTTATCGATGTAGTAGTTCGTGCTATGGAATCAAACAAAGGAGGTATGCGTGACGCCATCAAGGCATCCGCAGTATAAATATGGCAGTATTTCCAGATATTCGATGGCCGATATACCCAATTCAGGAGACTACTCCAGATATTTCGTATAAAGGCCAAGTTGAAAACATGACGCTAATTACCAGGAAAAAGACGACAAAGACACTGCGGACATATTCCGTAGGGTATAAGTTGCCAACAGCCGATTACTATAAACTTCGGGCATTCTATGACGATGTTAACTGTTCAAATGTGTTTGATTGGGTTCATCCTGAAACTCGTGAAACACTTCGAGTGAGATTTGCTGATCAGTTAGACTTTGCGGCGAATGATTACGGAGTGTGGATGGGAACCGTGAAATTACAGGAGGTATAAAATGTTACCACTCTCAACGGCATCGATTTTAGAGAAAAACCAAATATCGGCCACAGGTGTGTGGTTAATGCTGTTAGAAATATCCTATAAAAACGATACGATTCGATTGGTATACAATACGGAGAATATCCAATTTCAAGGCAATACCTATATCGCATTTCCATTTACCATTCAAGATGTTACAGAGAATGCGACGGATTTACCTAATATCAAGCTATCCGTATCTAATGTGACTCGTACAATTCAGCGCATGGCAGAGTCTAATAATGGATTCACTGGAGCCAATGTCATCATTCGTGTAGTGAATACAAACATACCTGATGTGTGCGAGCAAGAGGAGCATTTCGTAATTACTGGAACTCATGCAAACGCAGAATGGATGGAGTTTACACTGGGTACTGACTTTAGCTTTACTCGACGATTCCCGTTAATCCGTGTGATGAAGGATTTCTGTCCGTTCAAGTTTAAAGGCGTTCAGTGTGGGTATAAGGGCCGTGAAAATCAATGCAATAAAACCTTAGCGCGATGCCGTGAATTGGGGAACAGTACACGATTTGGCGGAGAACCTACTATCCCGCAAGGAGGACTGTATGCATCCAATAAGTGACGTGACTGATATGATAGGTACCCCATTCTCGGAAATGAAATGCTGGGATGTAGTTGTTGAGGTATATCGGCGTAGTGGAATACCACTACCCGAATATACCCAAATCCAAATGGACGAATGGCGCGAGGTTCGTGAGCCAATGCCAGGGAGTGTTTTGGTATTTGCGCTATATGGTAAAAATCTCGATCATGTAGGGGTTTATCTTGGCGAAGGTAAATTTATACACGCTACTGAACACAGCGGCACCTGTATAGAGCACATATCAAAGTACGTGCCTCGATTGAAGCACATTTATGAAAGGAAGGAGTAGCAGATGGTTAACGTAATTATTGTAAATAATCCGTTCAAGCCAGAGCAACGGGATACAAAATATTTGCCATTTAAACAGGGCAAGTCTATCAGCTATTACTTCAGTGTACCTGGTGAATGGGCGTACTCAGTAAATGGACATGAGGCGGCACCAGATACAGTTGTAAACGATGAAGATTACATTGTAGTAATGCCCCGAGTTGAGGGTAAGTTCTTTGGTGTTCTTCTATCGATAGGGATGGCTGCATTTACCGGTGGTATCGCTTCGGGTGCTATCTTTGGTATCAAAAGCTTAATTTCGCGGTCAATAATTGCTATGGCGGTAGGGATGATAGGTAATGTTATCATTTCAAAGTTAACTGCTCCTAAGGTTGACCGTTCGAATTCCGAACAGTCAAATACATATGGCTGGGGAGGTACCGAAACTGTTACTGGGCAGGGCTACCCTTTAGCCGTGACGTATGGCCGGATGAAAAGCGCTGGGTTATTATTATCCCGCCATGTAATTAGTGATGGCGAAAAGCAATACCTTAACCTTTTATACTGTGCGGGTGAGGGCGAATTATCAAAGATAGAAGATATTCGTATTAACGCTAACCCAATCAGTAATTATAAGGATGTGCAGGTGGATATCAGAAAGGGCACAAATGACCAAACAGTTATCCCAAATTTCAATGATAACTTTGCGGATCAATCCCTAAACTATGAATTGACTGAATCATGGAATACGCAACAGGTACAAGGCGATGCGTGTGATGCGATAGAGTTAACTGTTGGATTCCCAAACGGATTATATTATTCAAATGATAGCGGCGGCGCTGACCGTACGTCTGTCACATTGAAAGCAGAAATTCGTAAGGTAGGCGATGAGTCCTGGCAGGCATTACCTTTAGCAAATCAAAAGGGCATGGCAGGTCATATTAAGCGCCGCGATGCGTGGAACTTTATCAAGTCGGATAATAGCGTGACGAATACATCCGATTATGCAGGGCGAATTGAAGAGGCGACAAATAATGCGTTTTATCGTGTATTTCGCTTTGACAATCTTGAAAAGGCGCGTTATGAAATCCGTATGCGCTGCAGTGCGAAAGATGGGAAAAGCCTGCGCCATGTCAATAAGGTCTACTGGGTGCAGCTAACCCAAATTATTTATGATGATTTTGTGCATCCGGGAAAAGCCCTCATTGGAATTAAGGCATTGGCTACATCTCAGCTAAGCGGTACTGATCCAAAAGTAACGTGGATTCAAGAACGTTCAGAGGTGTATGTATTTAATCCGTATATCAATAAGTATGAAGCACAACCAGCTGATAACCCGGCTTGGGCTGCTTATGATTTAATTCACATCTGCCGTAAGATTGGCGGTGAGTATATTGTATTTGGACAGCCCCATATGCGCCTTGACTATAACGCATTTAAGGCATGGGCAGATAAGTGCAAAATGGATGGGTTTACGTTCAACTATATATACGACACCGCTATACGATTATGGGATGCGTTAAAGTATCCAGAAGCAGTAGGTCGAGGGAAAGTAATTCCTGTAGGAACCAGGTTCACATGTGTTAGTGATTATCAATCTACACCGGTACAGTTGTTTACTGTAGCCAATATAAAACATGGCAGCTTTACTGAAGAGTTTCAAGGTGTGGAGGCTAGGGCTAACTCTGTTGAAATATCGTTCCTTAACAAGGATAAGGATTATGAGCGAGACGTCATTCCAGTATATGGGGATACTTACGACGAGTCGGATACGCTAACAAATCCGGCACAAGTTGAACTTATGGGGTGTACTAGTCTTGAGCAGGCCTATAAACACGGTAAGCATTTCTTGCGATGCAATAAATATGAAATACGTACTGTGACAATAGAGGCGTTTACGGATGCTATAGCGTGCACGGTAGGAGATATTATTTTAATTCAGCACGACATACCTGAATGGGGCGAGGGCGGTCGTGTGGTTGCGGTAAGTGGCCAGACGATTACACTCGACAAGGAAGTGTCGGTACAACCAGGGAAGAATTATCAGTTGCTGATTCGTAGCAACGCTACGGATATCGTCTCTACGTTTAACGTAGTAAATGTATCAGGTCTCAATGTGATTGTTAAAGAGGCTATACCGGTGCAGCCTGATGCGGTATATGCATTCGGAGAAATTTCTAAATCGGCTAAGCCATTTCGTGTGTTGGCTATTACAAAGACACTATCAGAAATGACTCGTAAGATCCAATGCATGGAATACTATCCAGAACTCTATGTATCAGATGATGGCACGGTGCCAAGTATTGATTATACGAATCACGGTGCATCTGATATTCAATCAGTAGGGTTAGTGAGCGATGTCTATGGTGCTAATGGCATCATGTATTCACGCATAGGTGTAACGTGGCAGTTACCTCGTGATGGAAAAGTCTCAAACGTAGTCGTAAATTACCGAAACGTAAAAAGCGATACGTGGACATATATCGGAAACTACCCGGCATCCACAAATACTACCACGATATCTGATGTGCTGCTAGGTGCGACCTATGAGGTGCGGGTACAGGCTATTAATGAGTTAGGACAGTTAACTACTGGCGTAACAAAATCTATAGCCATACCTAAGCTGCAAACGCCAGAGGATGTTCAGAATTTACACGTTATAAGTCGATACAATCAAACGGCCGATAAAAGTGTTTACTACGACTTACAAGTGCTATTTGACCCGCCTAGTAATCCTGCCAATTTCGATGTGGCGGAGATTTGGTATCTCTTAAAATCGAAAAGTGGAAAACCTGTAACGGGGCAAGAATGGCAGTATGCTGGCAGTAGTAATAGTCAGGTTATTATCAAATCATTAGGTCCAGGTGAGGAGTATCGAATCAAAGCAATCTCGGTTGACCGATTTGGCAACCGAGCAGAAACAGCCCAAATGGTTGATGTGATAGTCAAACCAATGGATGCGATACCTGATATGCCTAGTAATTTTGGTATTACGTTCGGTAGAAATGCCACCGCATCATGGGATGAGGTGCTGAATGCTGATGTCGACTATTACGAATTACGTACCGATAATAATCCTGGCAAAGATACGAATGCTTTATTGGAAAGAGTTAAAGGTACCTCTGCTGTACTTACTTTAACCAAACGAGCAGATACGGTTTATTTATATGCTCGCAGCACGTTGGGCAAATACTCGACTGCAGCAACATATGAGTATAACGTTCCACAGTTGGCCGCGCCTGAGCTTGTAGTAAAAAGTCAGTTAGGCGGATTCAATCTTTACTTCTCAACTAAGCCGGCGCAGGCCTACGCTATTCGATGCCACGTGATCGGAGATGAACGCACTGATGATTTTGAAACTACTAGCACCATGCTGACGTATTCGAACTCAGCCGGAATATATCGGATACGTTGCTCGTTTGTGGATGTGTTCGGAGATGGACTCGTTAACGAGAAGCAAGTCGTGATTAAGACACAAATTGATGCTAGCTTGCTAGACCTTGAGTCTCTTGGGCTGAATAAAGTTGATGAACGAATTAAGGAACTTGACAAGAAATTCAATAAGAATTCTGAAGAGACCACTAGAAGAATTACGAATTTGGCATCACATACGGAATCTCGCATTACTGAGTTAGCTGGTAGCATCGATTTACAAGTTAAAAAAAGTATTGGTGAGATTGATGGTGGCGAGTTGGTATCTCGCATTAACCTCAGTCAGTCCGGTGTATACATTGCGGGGAAATTGATTCACATCACTGGAGCGACTAAGTTCGATGATAACGTCATTGTTAATAAGATGATTCAGGCTAACGCAGTTACTGCCGACAAATTACATGTTGATAGTTTATCGGCGGTGTCCGGTACAATCGGGTTACTTCGTTCGAAAGAGACGGGCGCTCGTGTTGAGATTCAGGATAATCTTATTACAGGCTTTGATGATGATAACAACCCTCGGATTAAGCTTGGATGCTGGTAGGAGGTATTATGGAACCGCATGTATTAGCTTATGATGCTAACGGCAATATCATACTAAATCTCAAGGAAAGGCTCACGCATATCGAGGGGCGGATATATGTATCTGACATCCCAAATCGACGTCAACAAATTACTGTGAATGGTTTACAGCCTGGGCAACATGTCTGGGCCGCAGCCATGGGGCAGTACTTAGTGGCAGAGGTTAGGGGCAATGTCATAACATATTATTTTGCGGTGTCCCAGGATGAATATAATATCAATCGTCAATTTAAAGATCTTACATATGAAGGGTGGTTGGCGTATGGAATTTATTAACATCCAGAATAAAGAAGGTGTCACGATTATAAACGATACCTATGATAATCTAGTATATCTTAGCTTTCCTAAACAAAAAGATGCAGTTCTTTACACTGGGGCAATGAGGGGGATAACGCCAACAGTTCAAATTCCACTCAAGCCCGCAGCTTACACTCCTATGATGGTACCTACAAGTAAATTCCAATACGGATATATCGCAGGGGAGGCTAATGTAATCCAGGTCTTTTATGTCACTAATTACGCATATCATGGTGATGCACCTCTTATAGCAGTATCAGTTCCACAAGGATATGAATTCGCAGCTCAGTGGGTTCATAAACGTCGTGAACGATTAATGGTGCTGGTAGTGGATGTAATTAAGCCAGGCGAAAAGGTAACGCAAGCAATGGTTGATGAAGTGAAAGCCGGCATCAAGTTTTATTGCTTCGGCTATTTCGAGGATGTTGTGGCTAATGCAAATACACCTCGTATTC